CATTGGATGAAACAATCTAATGGTGGCTTTAAACTTATGAAGCACACAGGAAAGTTTGTACCCCATAAAGGTGCAAGCTTGTCTGCTAATTTTGAGGTACAGAAAGTACATGGCACTAGCAAAAAGTCAAAAAAGTCTTAACAAGTGGACTAAGGAAAAGTGGCGTACTAAAAGCGGGAAGCCTAGTGCTAAAACTGGTGAACGCTATTTACCTACTAAGGCTATCAATGCTCTTAGTTCTAGTGAGTACGCAGCCACTACTAGAGCAAAGCGACAAGGCACTAAGGCAGGTCAGCAGTTTGTGGCTCAACCTAAAGAGATTGCAAAGAAGACCGCTAGATACAGACGAGGATAACTTATGACTATAGCAATGGAAAGAGTGTTAGCTTGGAAGATTATGCCAAGACTAATGATGTTAGTAATGACATGGATGTATATAGAAGTTTTGTTTTGGTTTATGTCGCTTTCTTCAAATGACATGACATCACAGGCTACTGCACTTACTGCAACTGTAACTGGTGCTATGACTGGTGCCTTTGCTGTTTGGCTGGGACACGAGAAATGATTGGTCAAATCTTAGGGGCAATAGGTGGACTAGCAACTACGTACCTAGACGGTAAAGTAGCTGTACAGAAAGCTAACGCTGAGATTAAAGTTAAACAAGCTACAGGTGAGATTGATTGGGATCTAGCTGCAATACAAGCTACACAGAATAGCTGGAAAGATGAGTGGATAACTTTACTTTTTAGTATCCCTTTAATTCTAGCGTTCTGTGGTGATTGGGGTAATGCTATAGTGCAAGCTGGGTTTGCTGCACTCGAAACTATGCCATCTTGGTATCAGTATTCATTAGGTGGGATCGTTAGTGCCAGTATTGGTATTCGTTCTGTAAGTAAGTTTTTTGGAGGAAAGAAATAATGGTAGCACCGTTAGTGGTAGCAGGGGCAGCAGCCGTAGCTAGGTTTATTGCTAGTAAAGGTATGGCAGCAGCAATTAAGAAATACGGTAAGAAACTAGCGCAGCAAGGTGCTAAACACGCCAAAGACATGACTACTAAACCTAAAGCAGGTCAACGTCAAGTAGAACAAGCAACTAGAGGACAACGTGCCTCACGTAAAGCACAGCGTATTGGCTTTGGTGTAGGTGCAGCAGGTGCAGGTTTAACGGGTGCAGCTAAGATTGCTGATATGCGTAAAAAGCTTAAGGCTGAAACTGACGCTAAGAAACGTGCTCAGTTACAAGCTCGTATTGAAAAAGAAGTAGCTAAAGCTAACGCAGCTAAGACTAAAGATGCAGCTAAGATTCCCAACAAACGTCCAGCTAAAAAACCTGCAGTAGCAGGATCTATGCGTCCACCAAGAAAGCCTAAATAATATGCATAAAAACTTTAACAAATGTTTATCCATGTTACTTCACCACGAAGGTGGATTTGTAAATCATCCTAAAGATCCAGGGGGTATGACTAACCTTGGTGTTACTAAAGCTGTTTACGATAAGTGGATAGGTAGAGAATCTACAGAAGAAGAGATGCGTGAACTTACATCTATTGAGGTAGCTCCTATCTATAAGAAAAATTATTGGGATAGGGTACGAGGTGATGATCTTCCTAGCGGTGTGGACTGGTGTGCCTTTGACTGGGCCGTTAATTCTGGTAGCGGTCGCCCAGCTAAAGCTATTCAACGTGCTGTTGGAGCAACCGCAGATGGCGCTATTGGGCCTATGACACTACAAGCTGTAATGAATAAAGATGCTAAAGCTATTGTTGAAAGTGTATATACACAACGTCAATCGTTTTATGAGTCATTAAAAACGTTTGAGACATTTGGTCGCGGTTGGACACGCCGTAATAAAGAAACATTGGAGCAAGCACTCCGTATGATAGAGGAATAGTATGGCACGAGAACTAACAGAGCGTCAACAAAAGTTTCTTGCAGTCCTTATGGACGAGGCAGGTGGCGATGTTACTATGGCTAAGAAGCTGGCAGGATACTCACCTAACACTACTAACACTGAAATTACTAACAGTCTTAAGGAAGAGATCCTAGATGTTACGCATAGTTATCTAGCACGTAACGTACCTAAAGCTGCTATGGCTATGGTTAGCGCTTTGTATGATCCTACTGAGTTAGGTATTCGTGACAAAATGGCAGCAGCTAAAGAGTTACTAGATCGTACTGGTTTAGTTAAAACTGAGAAGATGCAAGTAGAAGCTAAGGGTGGTGTTATGCTGATGCCAGCTAAACAAGTACAGGAAGATGATGACTAAGCCATTAGGTAAATGGAAACTACCCCAACCAACAGATCTTAAAGAAGACAATGAGTGGACACCTATCCCACGAGTAGCAAGAACAGTTCCATTTGGATATGAATTAGATCCAGAAGATGACGGAATACTCTTGCCAATTAGTTTAGAACTTGATATGCTTGAGGAAGCGAAACAATATCTTAAACAGTATTCGTATCGTGAAGTAGCGAACTGGTTGACCAGAAATACAGGTAGAACTATATCGCACGTAGGACTCAAGAAACGGTTGGACAATGAACGAAGAAGAAAAAACAAAGCTGGCAGCTTACGCAGATGGGCAGACTATGCGAAAAAGGCAATCGCCAAAGCGGAAGAAATCGAAAATAGCCGCACAGGAGCAACCTCGAAAACGCAAAGCGAATCCCAATCCGCAGCCTGATATACTAGAAGAGTTTACCCAGCAGGTAGAAGAAGATCATAATGTAATCTTTAAACCTAATGCTGGACCCCAAACAGACTTCTTAGCTGCAGGTGAGCGTGAGGTTCTATACGGTGGCTCTGCAGGTGGGGGTAAGTCATATGCCATGCTCGCTGACCCATTACGCTTTATGGGGCATCCAGCCTTCTCAGGATTGCTCCTACGGCATACTACAGAAGAACTAAGAGAACTTATATTTAAGTCTCAAGAAATGTACCCTAAGATCTGGCCTGGGATTAAATGGTCAGAACGTAAGATGCAGTGGACTGCACCCTCTGGTGCTAGACTGTGGATGTCTTACTTAGATAAAGAAGATGACGTACTACGTTATCAAGGTCTTGCTTTTAGTTGGATAGGCTTTGACGAACTAACTCAGTGGCCTACCCCATTCGCTTGGAATTATATGCGAAGTCGCTTAAGATCTACAGCAAGTGATTTACCAGTATATATGAGAGCTACTACAAACCCAGGAGGTAGGGGGCATCATTGGGTAAAAAAAATGTTTATTGATCCCGCCTCCTCTGGGGAATCTTTTGATGCAACTGATATTGAAACAAGTGAAGTATTACGCTATCCTGCTGGACACTCAAAAGCTGGCAAACCTTTATTCAAACGTAGGTTTATACCTGCCCGTCTTTCCGACAATCCTTACCTAGCAGAAACTGGTGATTATGAAGCAATGCTTCTGTCTTTACCAGAGCAGCAAAGAAGACAGTTACTGGAAGGTGACTGGGATATTAAAGAAGGCGCAGCCTTTACAGAGTTTAATAGACAAATACATGTAGTTGAACCTTTTGCTATACCTCACAACTGGGTTAAGTTTAGATCATGTGACTACGGATATGGAAGTAAGTCAGGGGTTATTTGGTTTGCAGTATCTCCTAGTGAACAACTAGTAGTATACAGGGAACTATACGTAGGTAAAGTATTAGCTACAGATTTAGCTGATATGGTATTAGATGCAGAGGCTGAAGATGGCTCAATTAGATATGGTGTTTTGGATAGTTCTCTATGGCACAAGCGTGGTGATACTGGCCCGTCATTGGCTGAACAAATGATTATGAAAGGATGTCGCTGGCGTCCATCAGATAGATCAAAAGGCTCTCGTGTAGCTGGTAAGAATGAAGTGCACAGGAGATTGCAGGTTGACGAATACACAGAAGAGCCTCGTATGGTTTTCTTTAATAACTGCACCAATCTTATTGCACAACTTCCCGCTCTTCCCATCGACAAAAGAAACCCAGAAGATATTGACACAACCTCAGAAGATCACTTGTATGACGCTCTAAGATACGGTATTATGTCACGACCACGATTTACTAATTTTGAATTTGGTGGGCCTACTATGGCAAGCGGAATGCAAGTAGCAGACGCAACATTTGGATATTAAGGAAAGAAACTATATGTCAGATATTGATGAAATTTTTATTGAGGACGATTCAATTGCCCTCGAAGACACAGAAAACTCTGATGTTGAAGACTCTGGTGCATCTAAAATAATTCCATTTATTATGGAAAGATACAAACGTTCTGAAGATTATCGTGAGCAGGACGAACAGCGTTGGCTTAAATCATACAGAAATTATAGAGGGCTATATGGTTCTGATGTTCAGTTTACAGAAGCTGAAAAATCTCGTGTGTTTATTAAGGTAACTAAAACAAAAACACTAGCTGCCTATGGGCAAATGATTGACGTACTATTTGCTAATAATAGATTTCCTTTAAGTGTAGATCCTACTGAGTTACCAGACGGTGTTGTGGCTGATGTTAGCTTTGATCCTAAAGAACCTGAGCAACTACGTAAAGATACTAAGGATGAAGTTATATCTCCTTATGGTTATAAGGGAGATGGCAAAGAGTGGGTTAAGGGCGCAACAGAAAAAACTCTTATGGAAAGCCTTGGCGCACTAAAAGATAAACTTTCAGAAATAGATAATTTAAAAGGTACTACAGGACTTACACCATCTGCAATTACATTTAGCCCCGCAATGATTGCAGCTAAAAAAATGCAAAAGAAAATACATGACCAACTAGACGAGTCAAGTGCAGGTAAACATTTACGTAGCACAGTATTTGAAATGGCATTGTTTGGTACAGGTGTAATGAAAGGTCCATTCGCTGTAGATAAAGAATATGCTAATTGGAATGAAGAGGGTGAGTACTCTCCTACAATTAAAACAGTACCGCAGGTATCTCACGTATCTGTGTGGAACTTTTATCCAGATCCAGATGCAAGTAATATGGATGAAGCTCAGTATGTTATTGAGCGCCACAAACTATCTCGCACACAACTACGTGCTCTTAAAAAGCGTCCATACTTTAGATCATCTTTAATTGATGAGGCTATTGGTTATGGTGAAGATTATACACGAAAAGATTGGGAGCATGACTTAGCTGACTTTGCACCTGAACATGGTATTGATCGCTTTGAAGTATTAGAGTATTGGGGTATGGTAGACGTAGAGCTACTAGAAGAACAGGGCGTAGATATTCCTAACGAACTATCTGGCTTTGATGAGTTACAAGCAAACGTTTGGATATGTAATGGTAAACTACTGCGTATGGTACTTAATCCTTTCAAACCTGCTAAGATTCCGTATCACGCCTCTCCGTATGAATTAAATCCTTATGGTTTTTTTGGTGTAGGTCTAGCTGAAAATATGGATGATACTCAAACTTTAATGAATGGCTTTATGAGAATGGCAGTTGACAATGCTGTATTATCTGGTAACCTATTGATCGAAGTAGATGAAACTAATTTAGTCCCAGGCCAAGACTTATCAGTGTACCCTGGGAAAGTGTTTAGACGTCAAGGTGGTGCCCCAGGACAAGCAGTATTTGGAACTAAGTTCCCTAATGTTGCAGGAGAAAATCTGCAGCTATTTGATAAAGCAAGGGTATTAGCAGATGAGTCAACTGGATTTCCATCTTTCGCTCATGGTCAAACAGGGGTCAGTGGCGTGGGCCGTACTGCTTCTGGCATTTCTATGCTTATGGGTGCCGCACAAGGCGGTATAAAAACAGTAATTAAAAACATTGATGATTACTTACTTCGCCCATTAGGTGAGGGATTGTTTAGTTTTAACATGCAGTTTAGCTATGATCCTGAGTTGCGTGGAGACTTAGAAGTTAAGGCTCGTGGTACAGAAAGCCTTATGGCTAACGAAGTACGTAGTCAACGTTTGATGCAGTTTTTACAAGTAGCATCTAATCCTTCACTAGCGCCGTATGCTAAGTTCCAGTATATTATTAGGGAGATAGCTAAGTCAATGGAGCTAGACCCAGATAAAGTAACTAACAATATGGATGAGGCAGCAATACAAGCAGAGCTTATGAAAGGCTTTGCAGCCCCAGCCCAAGAGCAAGAACAACAGGGAGCCAACCCTTTAGATCCTACAGGAGCAGGGGGTGGTAACATAGGAACAGGTCAAGTACCTACACCTCAAGAACAAGGATTCAGTGGAAATGAACAAGGACCAACTGCTCAACCGCCTCAAGCCAACGCTGGGCAACCCCCAACAGGCTAATGCGTTAGAGGAATATTTTGATTATCTTATATCTGAGCAACACAGAATAATGGAACAGACAGATAGCATCACTATTGTACACAGAGCGCAGGGTGCAATAAATCAATTACGTAGATTAAAACTATTAAAGGATGAGGTTTTAAAATGAAAGATCAAATGAGCTTCTTTGAAGACGGTGGACTAAAAGATGAAGGTGGTATGGTGGATGAAGTATCTGGTAACGAAGTTCCATCTGGAAGTACACGTAAAGAAGTTCGTGATGATATTTCAGCTAACATTAGCGAAGGTGAGTTTATTTTTCCTGCAGATGTAGTCAGGTACTTAGGTCTTGAAAAGCTTATGCAAATGCGCCAAATGGCTAAGATGGGCTTAAAAGAAATGGAAGCTATGGGTCAGATGGGTAACTCTGATGAAGCTACTATTCCTGATGACTTACCCTTTGGTATGGCTGACTTAATTATTGTAGAAGGTGAAGCAGATAGTGATGAAAATAACTTTGCTGTTGGTGGTCTTCAGTGGCCTGTGTCACCTGCTGACGTACCTGTTGAAACTAAAGTATACGTTAATGCAGCAGGCAATAAAATAAATATCAGGTTCCAAGGCGATAAACCACTTGACACGATACCTGATGGTTATGTATTATTTACAGGACAAGAAATCACACCTCAACCTGTAGCACGTCAGGGTGGTGATGGTAGTAGTTCTGATACATCTACCGCTAAGAATCCATTTGTAGAAGCGGGTAGTTGGAAAGACGCCCCACTAGATATGTACATTAAAGAATTAGA